GATTATAATTTCTCGCGGTGACATCAGTACATCCCTCTACTGGTAATGCATATTTACATTCTGTTGGTGTATTAGCGTTTGGATTATAATTTAATGCATTTTGATCTTGACAACCAGGAATAGAAGGTATACAACTTCCATCATCTTGTGTTGCTTGTGGATTATAGTTCAACGCTGTTCTGTTGGTACACCCAAGTAATATAGCTGGCCCTTCTATTTCAGGTAATTGACATCCTGTATCTATATTAGCTAATGGATTGTAATTTAATGCATATGGATTTGTACATCCATATACTTTTTGAATACACGATCCATCATCAACTGTAGCTGCATTGTTATAATTGAATGCAGCTGAGTCTGTACATCCTCTATAGACCACAGGTAATGGTGGTGGTGGTAATGGTAGCGGTGGAGGAGGTGGTGGAGGAGCAATTACAACTGGTTCTGCTGTGGCTGTGAAATTTATTGTTGCGGGAATTATTCCCACAGGCAAAGATTCCATTACATTTAAATCGTATGTAATTTTAAATGTTTTACTTTCTTGAGGTTCTAGAATCAATTGATTCGGAGACAGAATAGATCCATCAAATGTATCTTCAATTAATACAGTAATTCGAAATACATTAGATATATTGGTGACAGTTACTTCTTGACTAGATGCTGCACGATCACGCAATTTATATTCCGTAACAACTTGTTGTGTTGAAAATGTTATATAATCCGCTGCAGTTGCCATACCTTACCTCAAATTAATTGAATTTTACCTTGAACCAATAATCCAAGATTGTTATTTAAAAATGCGTTTTCGACAGCTCGTTCAACCAACACATCTAATTCACTGGATTGTAATCTATCAAACAAATTACTATCCTTTGTTGCTGCTACCAACTGTACAAATTCATCATATACTGCTGCGCTAGCAATTTCTATTGTTTGATCCAATTCAGTTGGTAGAGTATTTTCTATTGTTAACATTTCTTGTCGTAACGAAGGAACTAATTCTTCCAATTTAACATTTATGTCATTCACAAATTCTTGTGTTTGTGCTATTTCAAATTGTTGATTAGAAACTACATCACCACCAGATATACCCATAATTGAATTCATAGCACCACCAGCGAGTACTCTGGGTAGTGCTGGTTCTATAAATTCGTATAATTCTTGTTGCTCATTATCAGTAAATGGTACATTGAATCCTAATCTTAATTCAGTTCTAGATTCTGAAATTTCTTCTATTGTTAATTTTTTATTTGCGTAACTACCAATTTCATCTGAAAATAGATTTACAACTAGAGTATATGTTCCAGGTGTTAAAAATAATCCCAATTCAGTTTGTATTCTAGTCATATCCAACACGAGTTTTTCTTCTCGTGTACCATCAGGTAATAGTATAGACCGTATAGAAATTATACCACTATTCAAACTAACAATTGTAGTATTTACAAGAGTATTTTGACTGTCGTAAAAATGTAATTCCAAATTATCATCGATGTCGAACCCAAATTCCGCAGGTAATCTACCATCAAGAATATCTGTATCGTTTTCTGATTCTGCTATACGAGAAACAGGAAACGATTGGGGTTTTGTTGGAATTAACTGTACATAGTTAGGTTGATTTGGCATATTTTATTAACATCCTTGTGCTAAAATAGTTTCCAATTCTGTTTTAGTTTTATATAACAAATTTAAAATTTGCTGTTTAGTCATTGGTTGATATCCACTTGGTACAGCGGCGGTAGTACTCGTTATTTGTACCGGTGCACCAACAGTTCTTGATATAGCATTTAATACACCAGCACGACCCAAAGTACTTGCTAATTTAGAAAACAATGAAAATTTTTGTGTTTTTATTAAAGTTGGTGTACCACTTGCTGTTTTTAATAATGGTTCGGTACTATTTTCTTGTTGTGCAATATCTGTTTTTACCAATGCTAATTTATTTTCTATAGAAGAACGAGACACTTTTCTCTCTGGTTTTCTACCTATTCCAAAACGACCGGCAAATCCTTTTTTACCTTTTGCTATGGTTATTGTTTTACAATCATCTTGTGGTGGTGTAGTAGTTACTTGCATACTACTTTCAATTTGTTGTGTTCCTGTGTTTAATAATTCGATAGCTCTATTAACCGTTTCCAAACCAGGTATTTCTCCAGCAATAGTAGGTAATCCCCCATCCATACGAATTAATCCAGTTTCATCCACTACCGGCACTGGATCTATAATATCCGATGATGTATCATCCGATGAAAATAATCCTGTTTGATCAGGTACCACAGATTCTTCTTCTTGTTGTTGTTGTTCCGTTATCTCACTCAGCGGATCCCCACTTGCAATTACAACATCTCCGTTCGGTAATATTATTTTTGTGTCTCCGGGAGAAACTCCAGTGGAATCTAGTCCAGGAATAAAAGCTCCCACATTTGGTGAACTAACATATCCACCAGTAGTAGATGACCCATTATCAGTTAATCCGACAAAATCCAAAGATGTAAGTTGATCATCTTCTTCGGGAGTAGTTATTTCTCCTGGTCCTAACTCCATAACCATATCTAGTCCTGCCAATTCTGAAAAATTGTTATCTATGTCGTCCGTTGCTTGTGCGATAAGTGTTGGATCATTAACCGCAGCACCCACTGCTAAATCTTCCAAATTTAACAAAGTGTTTAACGCCAATTGTCGTTTTTCAAAATCAGTTCCAACATATTCAGGAACCGCCAGATCATCATCCAGTTCTGTAAAGAATGTGTCTAATGGATATTGTTTATATATGTCTCTAACTATAGAATTTAAATAATATTGCGGTGTTGTTAATGATGTTTGTCCATTTTGTAATTTTACAATCGCAACATTATTTGGAGAATATTCTACTACATTTTCTAGTTGTACAACATCTGCCAAATTTGTCGATATTCTGCGAGGAGTATAAAATTCCTTTTCAGCAGTAAATAACAATTCTTGTCCACTCGACAAATTTATCCGTAAGGTTAAATCTTCTTGTGGTTCTTGGAAATCAGGACTTTCAATATATGTTTTGTCTATGTAACGAATATTCGACATATTACTTTACCAAGAATGTGAATACATCGGAAATAATCGATGTATCTGATGTTCCGTTATTAATAGTTAAATTAACAGTATAATATCTATTTTTATACAGAGGTGTAGTATCCAATACAAAATATGAACTTGTTGGATCACAACTTAATTTAGCGTATACATCATCTGGGTATATTGTTGTTCCAGCTTGTGTGTCTGTGATACTAAAGTAGGAAGACGATGGTAAATAATATTTACCTTTATATCGTAAAGTTGCATCGAATGTTTTTGGTGGATATTTGTCACGAACAATAAATCGTACTTTTTCTTTTGTACCACGAGTATATACATCTTTCACATTTTTTGGTGCAACAAGAATATCTAATGTATTTGGAATTGTTTTCAACAATGATCCTGTTACAAATGTACTATCATCCCACACTACTTCTAATGTTGGTTGGTGTACTGTGTGTGTTTGTTTTGAGAACAACTTAATATTACCTTCATTTGTTTGATCAATTTCACTATTAGTTGGGAATTGTAATAATAATCCATTCCAATCAAGTGATTGTGACACAACAGGACTCAAAATATTTGTTACATCAATTCGTAAATCTTGTAATGGATACTCGTCTAATACTAAACTTTGAGTTGGAGTATTGTATACAGTTCCACCAGATGTACTCCAAGATACTGCGGTAGTAGCTTGTCTCCATGTAGCACCATCTCCTGCATTTTTTGATTGTTGAACAAAATATCCAGATCCTTCTGTCCAAGATGCAGATAATTTTTTAATCAATATTTCTTGTGAGTATGGTAACTTCGTTGCATTTGCAATTTTTAAATTTAAATAATATTTTGCGTCGGCAGAAAATGAAGCACTGTTTGTTAAATTAAAACTTAGGATCGCACGAGCGGCACTACCAGAGTATGCAATGCTCAAATCTTCTGGTTTTGCAACTTTTCCTACTTCAAGAATTTCATCCAATCCCGCGTTATTAGTAGGATATCTTTGATATAAAGTTGTGTCTTTGGATGCAGTTAAAAATATTCTCATTGTCTTGCCGTCCCAACAATGTCTGTTTCTGGATATCGTATTTCAAATATACACGGATCTAACGAAGGATATAACACATCGTCAACTATAGCTTCTGCTATATCATAACGATAACTCTGATAGTCTCTTCCATCTCTAAAGAAATACTTGTTTACTACTTCAAAATTATTTAAACTTTGCACACCTTCTTGTGCTACAATCAAAACTCGGAGATCAGATAATCGTATAGGTTGATTAATTTGCCATTTATTGATATCGAAATATTTACGAACAGCGTCCAAACAAACAGCCAATACATCTTGTAAATTATACCCCTTGAACACTGTTATATCAAAATTCAATCCAATGTTGACAACGAATGCATCTAAAATGTTAACCTGATCAGTTAACATCCTGTATTTTCCTAAATAACTTTGTAAATTTTTCTTCACGAGTGAATTTAGTGTTGTTAACTTTTTATTTTGATTATATCCCAACAAATACAAATTGATTGCGTTTGGTTTTGGATTATCTTCCACATATACACGATTTGTGTCTGGGTTTTGATCTTGTAAATTTGTATCTGGTGGTAATGCTTGGATTTTGTTTTGTTGGTTATCAGAAATTGCAAATACTTTTGCAACCGCCCCATATTTTGATGGCATTGCTAAGACTCGTCCCTCATAATCTTCACGAGTTACTACACGATTTTGTGCATTTAAAAATGCTAATGCTCGTTGTCTGATTTCTTCTACCGATTCACCGTCAAGTCCACCAGTTGCGGGCATTGCATTGAATACAGACACAGTATTTCTAATATCATTAAATAATGTTAATTCATCTTGATTAAATTCTTCTATTGAATTAACTACTCGCAATTGTCCAACTTCAGTGATTTCTCCAGAAGAAACATTCGTATTAATTCCACCACCAACTGTATATTCTACAGTTAGTGTGGTGTTTGCGGGAGATAATCCAAAACTATCGGTATTTAAAAAGTCTGTTGTATCTAATGAAATACTAGCCAGATCTGTTGTGAAATCTTCATTCGCTACTCTACGAGCATCTAACGATACAATTTCTTCGGAAACATTACCTTGTCCAGAACCAAACAATAACTGTACTCGTTTGTCTGGTGTTAATCTAGAAACAAATCTTCGTGGTACTGTTCTAAATTTAAGACTATATGATGGAGTTGTTGATTCCGATTCCGTCGCGGTATATGTTACTTCTTTGTCTTCTAAAATTGTATCTTGTGCTAAGTAATCTACCTCATACCAAGTATTACCTTCCGAATCAGTTACTTTAGAAATTGATGTAATATTATCATCTCCCAATGTAACATTAGAAAATTTTGATGGATCACCAAAAGTAAAAGATTGTGTTTTTAGTTGACCCGCGATCGCATTAACAGTTTTTGTTACCAAATATGTGGTTATCTGTAAGGTATCATCATCAATTTGATATGGTTGAATACTTCTATTTTTTGGATCGGCAAAGTCTATAAATTCAGTATTTCTAAAGGTGACTGTTGTGTTTCCAGTTGTAGAAAATGTAGAATTTTTATCAATTTTTAGCATATAAGCCGTATCAGGTACATATCCATCCGCAGCACCCTTTGCTGGAACTACCTGTGATACTAATAGTTCTGTTACCGCTGGAACTATCATTTTTGGTTTGTATCCAAATGCTTGTGCTATACTAATAATATTTTTTTCTTCTTCTGCATATGCTAATAAATTTTCTTTAAATTGATTATCTATGTAGAATGATAATACATCACCGACATACGCGGCAAGTTCAAGCATTATCATTCCTGGATTGGATTCATTAAAATCTGTCCATGTGGATGGATAGTATTGTTTAATAAATGTTATAAGGTCGGATTTGAAATCTGTAAATGTTCGATTTAAATACCGAATCTCTTTTGGTGCTACATTTAATTTTTTTATAACATCATTTGTTAATGCCATTGTTTATCTCACACGGTTCTTAGTCGTCCAGAACTTACTAGACTAGTATTTGGTACTTCTCCTATAACTACCTGTACAGACTGTACTGCTAATGGGTTGTTTACGAACCCGTACTTTACATACAAAATTATACTATTATCGTTTAAAAATGTATCTGCGTTAACTACCTGTATTTGTTGTAGTATTAAATATGGCATCCAGTTATTGACTGCATCTAGAACATATTGTTGTGCCAAGTCTTGTACATCTGCTGTTTTTTGTTCAAATAATAATTTATGGATATCACATCCAAAAGTTGGATTTCCTACTCGTTCACCCTTTATGGTCAAAATTAAGTTTATAAACTTAGATTTTTCATTTTCCAAAGCATCTGTCGTTGACGAGAAATATCCTCTCGGTCCTCGTTTCAATGGAAGTGGTTGACCCAGATAAACGGTTTTTGACATAAATTATTTAGATAATCCCATTTTTTTCATCAATAAGCTATAATCCCGTGTAATAGCTTCAACCGCAGGTTGTATCTGTGGACTATTTAAATCCAAATTTGCTGGAACATTTTCTGGCATTACCATACGAGAAGTTGTTGCCGATAATGTATCCCCCAATCGTTCCAATCCCATCATTTCTGCTAATTGTGTTCTAGATAATTTTGCTTTTTGTGATGTGGTATTTTCGGTAACTCGTTGAGATCCTTTGATTTCCGCAACAGCTTCTCCCAAAATGTCTGGCAGTACCTTTCTCACTGTTTTTTCAACAGTTTCTTCAAGTTGTTCTTTTACCAGTTCTTTTACATATGCTCTGAATAATGCTTTATCCATACGATTCTCCTTAAAAAAATAACCTCTTAGACCCTTTATTTAAATATCAGAAAGTATTGAATTTTAACAATTTAACAACACATATCTAAATTTTTATATACTTTTAGTAGGATTACCTATCGTTGCTACCCCAACATTACCTTTCTGATAGTATGTCGTAACAACTATATACACACCCGACACATTACCAATTCTACTAGTACTATCATATGCACCTTGATTAAATGCTTCTGGATATGTTTTACTGAATTGATCCAAAGTTAATGATTGTTGTCTAGCTGTTCGTAATGTAGAACCGACCCCAACACCAGTAGTAAAATTTTTTATGTTATTTGTATTCAAAAATGTTGTTATACTATTTTTTAAGTCTTCAATTTTTTGTAGTTCATCTACACTTCTATTTGCTAAATTTTGTGAACTTTGTAGATCCGCAGATGTTAATTCTTTATTTAAAGTATCTTGTGCTGTTCTGATGCCTGCTGCGGCTTGTTGTGCTAAACTGGAAGCAAAATTATCCAATTTTATTAACTGACTATCTCGTAGTTGTTCTGCTCGTCGTTTTGCATCAGCTAGTTTTACTAACTGTGCGCTAGATCTTGCAGCAGCTTTGTCTATTCCCAATTCTACTTGTTTTTGTGCGCTATCTATACCAATTCTTGCTCTCTGTATTTCATTATTGACTTGTCCCAAAGTTGCATTAATTATAGCATCTCGTTGTGCTTGCACAATATTTACCCGATCTTGTGCATTTCTTAATGCTTGTCGTGCTTTCGATGCAGCTCTCTGAAATCGATCTCCTCTGTTTGGATCACGGATTTTCTCCAAAGATTCTTCCTTTGCCTTAACAGTTGCGATCTTTGCTGCGTCACGGGATGCTTGTTTAATTTTATTTATCGCATCCATGAACTTTGATTTTATATTACCTTTTCGTATGTTTAGTGTTGGTAATTTAGGTAGTTTTGGAAATCTTAGTTTTTTTGGAATTTCTCTAAACTTTTTAATAACATTCATTAGTTTGTCGTAATTATTCCAAAATTTCTTTTGTAAATCATCCCGTTTTTTTCTTAATTTTTCCAATACTCTGTATTGTCCGTCATATAATTTTTTTATTCTTTCTAGTGTAACTTTTGTTCTATCGTATAACAATGTAAACTGCTCTATCTGTGCCTCAACTTGACGAATTTGCTCAACACCAGCACCTATATTTAATAAATTTTGTAATTTTCCAGATAGTGCCGCAATTTGTTTTTCTAATACATCTGCTTGTTGAGATAATTGATTTTTTTGCAAACCTAATTTAGATAATTCTCTCAACTTATTGGCAATTTCATTATTTAAACCATTTGTTGGAGAAAATATCTGTCGTTTTGCTTGTGATCTACCTCGGTTTTCACCGCTGTCACCACCTTCTACTCGCGGATTTGTCCCTCGTCGTCTTTGTACAGCAGACTGTGCGATGAATGGTTTAAAGTTTGATAATTCTGTTGCTATATTACTCGATACTTCGGCTTCTTTCAATTTGTTAGATATATCTTCCAACGATTGAGGTATTGAAGTTTTTTGTAACTCTTGTTGCCTAGTTAATGCAACTATATTTGCTCGTGTAGCAGATGTCAAAGATTGTGGTAATTGACTTACAATACTTTGTACTCTACCAATTCTCTGCCGAATAACACCTATATTAATGTTAGACATGATTATATCTGTACTCCCTTACTGATAGGTGGGAATCCAGGACCTTCTGTTTTTTCATTAACTTTTACTGTGAAATTATCGTCGGATGCCCAACGACTATTAAGTGGTCCAGGGATAACCAGATATCGTGCATAGGTCAGAGTCAATCTAGCTATTACTGCTGGGTTCACTACCCCAGTTGGTCCCAGTGTCAATGGTTGCGTCGTTGATAACACTTTTAACAGTTCTATAAAAAATTTTTTAAGTGTTGTTCCCATAACAAGTGGTTCTGCTCTACTATTATATCCACCCAAGTAAGTTTCATTACTACGAATTACTACATAACGACCAGCATCCACATTTACATCTCGTGCAGCAATATAAGTAACATCTTCTCTAGCCTTTCCTATAATACTTAAATTCGCTAATAATGTTAAATCTTGTAATGTTCGTTGTGTAATAGCTCCTTCAGAATCCAATGTCATACCTTGTTTGAGAGAATTCATGTGAATTCCCTCTTTACTAAACATGTATATTGATTTTAGTTTTGAATTCAAGATAATGCTATCAGAATTAATTAATACCTGGGCACCGTCAAATGCACCAGGTTTACTTATCATTGAATATAAAAATGTTGAGCTATTTCTTGTTGCTGGTGTGAATGGTAACAGTTCATCGGATGTCATGTAAATTGACGATGCATCTTCATCTAAGCTTTCTATCGTTAGTGATGATTTATTTTTTTCAACTTTTAGGGAATTTTTTGATTGACCTGTACGAATAACTATATTTGGAGATTGTCTGTCTGGTCGTAAATGCATTTGACTCGTACCAAATCGAATACTGTGTCCGTATCGACCTTGATATATTACATCACCCTCAAATGTTTTAATGGGTTGTACATCTGCTTCTAAAAAATTATTTCCAGGTTTGGTTTTGACAAGAGGTTTTTGTTTAAGTATACCGTTCAATGCATTTCGTTGTCTACTTAATTTATTTTCTTGTGACGAAGCTTCTACCAAGTCTCCTATGAGTGGTCTGGCGTTCTGTGTTATGCGGCGATCTACATTGAGTGGTCCTACATAATAATATTTCCCCAACGCTCTAAATACTAATACATATTCTCCTACCAATGGGAATGTTGATTGGTATGGATTAAGCGGATCTGCTTCGTACAGATCTCTTTTCTTGGTAGTTTGATTTATATCCAGAAGTCTAATTTTAGCACGGCCAACTGTTTTTGCAGCTCTACTATCACTACGAATATTATCTCCTTCACTTTCTTCGTTGATTAATATTCGTTCGACTTGAGCAACCCCATATATAAACGGTTGAGTAATTACACCAGCTCCAGTGTTAAGTCCTGGATTTACTGAACCATTTCCTACTTGTTTATTAGTTACTCGAAATCCACCTGGTGCTGTCATTTCTTTACTCTGTTATTTGCCGCAAATATTTCATCGTCTAATTCAGAATTTTCTTGTTTAATTTCGTCTAACTCTGCCTTTAGATCCCCAAGTAATGCTTGCTTTTCCGCTTCCGTGAGTAGTCCATCAACAGATTCGTTTTTTGACGCAGCACCTACCAATCTTTGTGCGATTTGAGCGACTCTGACCAAGTGCTCGTCATTTTTAACATTAACATCAATAAAATCTTTTATAACAGGACCAATAACTGCGGCGTCTTCTGGTGTACGAATAAGCATAACCAACTTAGAGACAAAGGTGTTAATCTGTTGTCTCTTAGAGTCGGTATTCTTGTAAATTTCTGAAAAGAGATCGGAAAGTGTTTTTCCGTCAAATATTTCTTTATCTAAACTCATTATAACCTCCAAGTTACTATACTATAAATAGTTAGAGGCTATTTTTTATACATGAAATATGTGGATGGATCGGAAATATGTCCTGTTCTACGAAATTCTTTCATTTTTTCAAAGACATGCACTTTCATTTTATTAATGACCTTTGTAATGTGGGATGTTTTATAATTGGTCATTTCACGAATCATCAAGTACAATGCTTTTTTATTGAAGTTGTCTATTCCGTCAACTCTACGGAGTAATTCTACAACAGCAGTAGCTATGTCTATATCTCTTTTTTTCTTGAATATCTTAGTAAGATTAAAATCCCAATATTGCACCAGTATAATTATAAAATCTCTCATATCACTATGCAATTCTTCTTCTTCTGGTTCTACCGCCAATGTTTCTTCTAAAGAAAATGTTTCATCAATTTTATCTATTAAATAAACAGATCGTTTTTCTTCTTTATATGCATTGTTATTATGTAATATAAGATAATTTTTTGCAATCACGCTAAAATAGGAAAAGGCTTTACCTTTTCCTTCTGCGAACTTATGTAAATTAATTACTAAGAATGCAACAACTTCCGATTTAACTTCCTCAAAAGATCCTTCCATATAAGGAAATTTAAATCTATTGATTACATTTTCGGCTAATTTATCAAATGGTGCTTGTATGTGTTGTCGATATATTAGTTCTCGTTGCTCATCATCTTCTGTTTTGTTGTACAAAATAATAGCATCTTCTGTTTCTTGTGTAAAATACACTTTACCCAACTTGTTCTTTACTTGTTTCACCATCAACTAAACTCCCATATAGAATAGGACGAAGATCATTAACAATATTTGTAAGTTGTGAAAATACTTCTCCAACTTCATCATCTTTTTCAAACATTTGTTTTTCATCTATCATCCGCATAGTGCGTAATGTTATATCAATACGAGAATAAAAATATTCTACACTTTGCTCCAAAATTTCCACTTTTGTCATAGCTGCGTACATCATATATACGAATAGTAGATTTAGAAGCACACTTAGAATTAATATTATTATCATATAGTTTTTTTCAATTTATACTTAGAAAAAGTTGTCATATATTCACGAATACTAGTACCATTTGCATCAGTTGTACCGTATGCGTCATTGTTTGAAAAATATCTAACAACATTAGCAGATCCAGCAAGATGTGCCGCTGCTAAGATTCCAGATCTAGTAATTTTTATACCCTTAAAAATTTTATTTTCGTATTTAGTAATTAATGAGTTTAGTTCTTTATTATTTGCTCGTAAATATGCAACCATTACCGAGTCTTGAAGTTCTGGGTCTGTCAGGAATTTCTTTTTAGTGATATTGAATCCTAGTACTTTAATAGTACTTGGTGCAAATTGATATTTTCCCATCATACCAAATTTATTTACCACATGTGGTGTATTATCACTTTCCCTTTCTCCTATATCATGAAGAAATCTTTCCAATTCTGTAGGTTTTGATAATACAATTTTATTTGGTGTTTGATGTTGCGTATCCTCTATTTTTAACAAAGTCAAAACTATAAATACACTTACAATGGTTATTAATTTTTTCATACATTCTCCTATATTAGAGAAGGTGTGGTTTTGCCTCATTGACTCCAGCGTTTGTTACAATTACACACGCGGGTTCAAATTCTCGAAGATTTTGTGCTCCTGCGTATGACAAGGCGGACCGTAATCCATCTAGTAATCCATCAACAATAAACTTAGCTTTACCCTTGAATGGAACAATAGTAGATTCACCCTCTACATTACGAGTACTTTGTCCGTGAACACTTTTTGTTTCCAAAGACGCGGCACCACGATATCGTTTGTATAACCCATTTTGTTTCTCTATCATTGCACCAGGCGCTTCTTTGGTTCCCGCCAGAATTGACCCAAGAATCACAGAGTTTGCCCCAACCGCCAGTGCTTTTGCAATATCTCCGCTATTACGAATACCACCACATGCAATAACAGGAACATTTGATGCTGCAGAAACCATTTGTAACGAAGTAACATTTGGTACACCGAAACCTGTTTTCATACGAGTAGTACACAGTGATCCACCACCAATTCCTACCCTAAGAGCATCTGCTCCCCAAAATTGTAAATCTTCTGCTGCTTCTGCTGTAGCGATATTACCTGCTATTACATCTACATCCAGATTATCTTTTATTTTATGAATTGCATCTTTTACAAAGACATGGTGACCGTGTGCTACATCAATTAATATAACATTTGCACCTGCGTTACACAACGCCTCCGCTCGTTCAAAATAATCACCGTTTGCACCAACAGCGGCCATAACAGGAACACCATATTCTTCTTCCGCAATTATCTGATATGTAGTTCTTGTGTGTTCTACTTGTTCTTCAATAGTCATGAATCGGTGAATGCATCCAACTCCACCTAATTCTGCCATAGCAACAGCCATCTCACTATCACACACCGTATCCATCGGTGATGCGATGAGTGGAATCTTTATTCTATAATTAGTTGTTAATTGAGTAGAGAGGTCAATTTTTGATCGTGATTCTATTTCTGAATATTCAGGAACCAAATTGATGTCATCATATGTGAGTGCCTGTTTACCGTGTAAGTTTTGCATAATAATCATTCTGCTCCCGTTGCCGTGAAATATCCTTTACATGATATAATGCCCATTCTTCTTCTGCTGGTAATGGTGCGTGTGTCTTATAACCAACAATGCGTTCGTGAACTTTTCCTTCCCATTTAATATCATCACTGTTACGATACAAACGCGTTTGATAATCAGGCCACACCACCCATCCCTTTTCGTTTAATACCCAACCCCATCGTTTAACATCATCATCTGTGAGTCCTGTTACTACATTGACTCTGGGAATAAGAAACAAATCTACATTAGTATTATTATACACAATATCATGTAGATATGTCAAGAGGTTTTCGTGGAATTTTTCATCTGCATCTACTTGAAAAATATAATCGCTCTGACACAGAGAATTCAAATAATTTTTATGATTTGCAAAATTATTATTTAATGCATGATTATGTAATTTAATTTTGTCTTGATCCGCGTAATTGTAAAGAATTTGTAGTGTATATTCATCGGTAGAATTGTCATCTACAACAACAATCTCGTCCCCAGTTTTTTCACAATGAGGAATGAGTTGGTCAAGTAGTTGTTGAATATAATGACCTTCGTTATGAGTTGTGATTGCGAAACTAATCATAGTATCTCCCGATATTTAAATAATGCGAGTTCTTTAGCTTTTGCTTCTAGGTCAATATCAATGTCTAGTCCATAATCATCAATCTTGGAAAATACATAATCAGCGTGTGCCCGTGGATTACCAGAAACACTCTCGTTCAGATTCTTGGACTCGCTGTAATGAAACAGTGGTTTGGTATCCCATGTGGATGCAGCGAGGTGTGCTGCGTTAGTAGATGACATTCCATCTGTATGAAATGTATGGTGAAAGTAGTCAAAAGTCAAGGGGACACCAGTGCGAGAAGTAATCTCACGATGGAGCTGCTTAATAGAAAATGCGTTTTGTTTGTCATCATTTTCAACCACCAATCGCTTCTTACAATTGTCGGACAATCTGTCAAATGCACGAACCCATCGGTCAATTGTATCGTTGTCATAGTTCATACCAACATGGATATTGAGGCAGTTGTAATGCGATGCTTCCAATCCCATCAAGTCAAATACTTCGGAATGATGTTCAAGGTCGTGGATAGCATTATCTACAACTTCGGGTTTGCGTGACCCCAACTTAACAAAATGGTCAGGATGTGCGGTAATACGCTGACCAGTATTATATGCCATCGCACCAGCGGCGAGAAGATATTGACCAATCTTGTCGTAGTCTGGAAGGTCAGTAAGTTTATATTTGGAGTTCCACGGAAATAAATCGGAGGATAGTCGGAACACTTTGATATTGTTTTGTGCGTTCCACTTGATAATCTCCACCAAGTCTCTGGCGTTTTGCAACGCCAGTTCAGACGCATATTTAACACCACGATCTAGAAAAGTACGCTGTATCATACCACGATTAGTAGTAATTTTACGAGTCTTTTGTAGTGTGAGATTGATACAACAATAGCCGACTTGATGTGGCATATAAATAACCTATTAGTTAATGAAATATGTAAGTTACATTATTTACATGTAATATACTAAATCGGTCGTGTATTGTCAAGTGTTACATAGTTTTACCGTTTCTTTTTGCCCACCACTTTTCTAAAACATCTTCTGTTTCAGCCTTGGTCATGTATTGTGGAAACGGATCATCGTCATCCCAATCACCATTATTAAAAGGTATTATTTTACGCTCGTGATCAATTTCATCTACTTGCGTTTCTTGTCGTTTTATCATCGTTTGTGCTTGCACAATTGACTCAGGATCGACGATTTCTTCTTCAACAG